GCGGCATGGTTCCGAGATGCACTTACGGATGGCGCCGCATGGTTTTTGATGAAGCTGCAAACGCCGCTGGGCTGCCAGCAAGCCTATAAATGCCGGTTCACCGACATTTATGAGGGACCGACGCTGGTTTCACCAAAATACTGGCGTTACAGCGCGCAACTGGAGTTATGGGAGCGGCCCTTGCTGCCGCCTGGGTGGGGGTTGTTTCCAGAGCTGGTGGCTGGGTCGGACATTATCGATCTGGCCCTGAACAAGGAGTGGCCTGAAGCATGACAAGTCCAGTTCTGAACAGGCTTTATACCAGCGGTGGTGATGAGGTCATCATCTACACGCTGCAGATCACCGTCGGCGGCCACGATTACTGGCTGACCCGCGGCTGGGATGACATTACCGTCATGCTGGAGAATGGCGTTCAGGCAACATTCCTTGGCTCTGCCATCGATGTGGCGCTGCCGGCGCGAAATTCTGACGGCACCCAGGATTTGAAATTCGCCATCAGCAATATCGATGGCGTGGTTTCAACAGCTATCCGCGATGCGCTGGATAAGCTCAGTGATGCAACTATGACATTTCGCCAGTATGTCTCGACCGATCTCTCCGCGCCTGCGTCGCCGCCGTTTACCCTGGCGATTAAAGAAGGGTACTGGACGGCGACGGAGGTGCAGATCACCGCTGGCTACATGAATATTCTCGATACCGCGTGGCCTCGCTATCGCTACACGCTGCCAGACTTCCCGGGTCTTCGCTACCTCCAGTAGGAAATCACGATGTTCACTCCTGATAAATACCGTTCAGTTACCTGGCTGAAGGGCGGCCGCGTTTACCCCGCGCTCGACTGCTTTGGCATCGTCAATGAAATCAGGCGCGACCTTGACATGGCGCCCTGGCCTGATTTTTCCGGGGTCACGAAAGATGATAATGGCCTCGACCGGGAAGCGCGCGGGTTGATGGCTGACCTGCAGCGTTGTGATCCTGTGCCGGGTGCCGGCATCGCCTGTTATTCCGGCTCCGTGGTGACACATGTTGCCATCGTCGTGGAGATCGACGGCGTGCTGCATGCCGCTGAGTGCAATCCCCGCAGCAACGTAACCTTCCTGCCGCTGGCGCGGTTTGCGCGCCGCTTTGTCCGCGTGGAGTATTACCAGTGACGATCCGAATCTATCCCTCCCGGCTACCAGGTGAGCCGCTGGAAACGCACCATCACGAAACCATGACCCTCAGCGACTGGTTCGCCCAAAACGTTAAAGGATGGACGCCGGATCAGCAGCATCCGGTCGCGGTTGAAATCGACAGTGTTCCGGTACCGCCTTCAGAGTGGGCGCTGTGTTCCATCCGCCCAGACAGCGACGTCAGGCTGTACCCTGTGCCTTACGGTACCGGTATTGAAATTGCATTATGGGTCGCTGTCACCGTGGCCGTCGCCTCGGCGGCATACTCAATTTACATGATGAGTACCATGCAGACAGGCGGCGCCAGCCAGCCTGGTAACGGGGATCAAATTGAGCTCAATCCGGCGAAAGCAAATATGGCAAAGCTCGGCGATCCGGTTAGGGAAGTTTTCGGGCGCTACCGCGTCTGGCCAGATTATGTCATGCAGCCTGTTAGCCGCTTCGTTGGGGAAACAAGTTTCGTTACCAGCATGTTTGTCGCTGTCTGTGCCGGGAATGTCTCTTTGCCTAAATCTGATATCAGGATAGGCAATACTCCCGTCTCAGCATTCGGTGATGACGTGAGCTTTACCATTTACCCCCCTGGTGCGGATGTTTCCTCCGACAGCAGAACGGAGAACTGGTACAACTCCGGTGAAGTAGGGAATACCACCTCCGGCACCGCAGGCCTTGATCTCGGTTCAAGCGGCCCCCAGACCGTCGGTATCAGTGCAGATGCCATTCTGGTAAGCGGCAACACCGTTACGCTTGTATCCACGGGCAACAGTGATGAGGATGCAGATATTCCGGAGTCATGGACTGCTGGCACGATCGTTACTATTGAGGCCCCTGCATCGTGGACCGTGTCGAATGCCGGGGGTTACAACGTCATTTATGGGGAACTGGAAGAGCTTTCCCCTGTGGTGGGGATGCCGGTAACGCTGGGTTTCAATAACTCCGAATATGATCTTGTTATAGCCAGTTACTCACCTTCGGTTGCTGCTGTTCCTGGTGTTGGCGGATCGGCAGCGAGTGTTCTGGCCAGTGCCGCCCCTTCGTTTTACGATTTTTCCACAGCGCCGGTGACGTTCACTGTCACGTGGCAGGGGGCAGCATGGCCTGTTTCGTTGCTGACCAATTACGTCACCATGAGCGGACTGATTTCCACAATCAGCTCCCAGTTAACCGGCTCCGGGTTAATCGCCCGTGATAATGCAGGGCGAATCGAGATCGTTGAGTCCAGCAGTCCTTTTTCAGGTGACACGCTCACCTTCAGCACCCTGCCACAGTCAGCGTTTGGCGATGCGCCAGTCAGCACGCCGGGCGTGAAATCGTCCGGCGGGACGCCTGAGGTTCGCGCCCACATTACGCTGGCCTATAGCAGCGCCACCGGGAAGCCATTCACCGGGATCCCGGCAGGTACACAGCGCATCTCGATTGGCTACGCCGACAACAAATACCGGATCACTGATACAGACAGCCAGACCATTACTGTCGAGCGCGTATTAATTTCGCAGGTACAGCAGGGGATCCCCCCTCAGACCGTTGAGGTGGTGACCGTTGATACCACATGGCCTGGCTTTACCGACCGAACCTTGCTGGATGCCAGCATTACCGGTGTTAATGACGATTACGACTGGGTGGGCCCTTTTCTGGTTTGTCCTGACGGGGAAACCACAACCCGGTTTGAGGTAAACCTTAATTTTCAGAACGGGCTGGTTAAGTACAGCGATAAAGGGAACAAGAAGAACAAGACCGTTGAGATCATTATCCAGTACCGGAATGCAGCCGCTGCCGGAGAGTGGACTGAGCAGGTGCTGAGCTGGAAGAGGAAAACGGAGAATCAGATAGGATTTACCCGGGCATTCTCCGTTCCGGCTGGCCAGTATGAAGTGCGCATGAGGAGAAAAGAGCCGGTAGCCGGTGGCAGTACGCGAGACCAGGTATTCTGGCAGGCGCTTCGATCCAGATTATCATCTCGCCCGCGTCGTTATCCCGGGGTTACAACGATGGCGCTGACTATCCGGACCGGCAACCGTCTGGCGGCGCAGTCAGATCGGCGCATCAACGTTACACCAATCCGGCTTTATGATGGCCATGCATCACGCACGATCAGCGGCGCGCTTTACCACGTTCTTGAGTCCCTCGGCTTTAAGCCTGACCAGATTGACCATGCGGCGATCGATGCGCTGGAGCAAAACTACTGGACGCCCCGCGGCGAAACGTTCGACTGGGCAACCGGTGATAGTAAATCAGCTCTGGAAGTGCTGAAGATCATCACCGGGGCGGGAATGGGTTACTTTCTGCTGTCAGATGGCCTGGTTTCCGCCGGGCGGGAAGGCGTGAAAAACTGGACCGGGATGATAACTCCTCAGGAGACTACTGAAGAGTTGCAGACCGCGTTTAAGGCACCGAGCCAGGACGATTATGACGGTGTCGATGTCACCTACATTAACGGCATTACGTGGGCAGAAGAAACCGTTCAGTGCCGGCTGTCCGGCAATCCGACGCCAGTAAAGGTGGAGGACTACAAACTGGAAGGGGTAGTGGATAAGGATCGGGCGTACCGAATCGGCATGCGCCGCCTGCTTGGTTACCGCCTGCAGCGCCTGCAGCACACGACCAGTACTGAGATGGATGCGCTCTGCTACGAGTTTATGGATCGCATCATCCTGACTGATGATATTCCCGGCAGCCAGACGCTGAGCTGCCTGATCACCGATATGAGCTGGGACAGTATCTCAATAATACTGACCCTGAGCGAACCGCCGGACTGGAGTTTTGCTAATCCCCGCGTGGTGATCCGCCACCAGGATGGCAGGGCGTCAGCGCTGCAGGTACCGACCCGGATCGATGATTACACACTGAGCATTCCGTATAGCGCGGCACTGGCACCTGATGAATGGGAAATGAATAGCCCTTACATTGAGCCGCCCCGGCTGATGTTCTGCGCATCCTCTCGTGTCGGGTATGACGCACTCATCGGGGAGATAACCCCCGGGAGCGACGGCACCAGTAGTGTGACTGCCATTCAATATCATCCCGGTAAATATCAATACGACGATGCCACGTACCCTGGCGATGTCGCGTAAAACTTAAAAATCTCATTACCCGCCTCGGCGGGTTTTTTTATGCCCGGAGCGAGCATGACAATACACGCAACGATGAATCCGCTGGGGTCTACCAGCCCGTATGATTTGTTAGATAACGCGCAGAATTTCGACACTGCCATTAACAGCATTACAGCTGCGATCTGGCAGGATCGATTGGGGAAAAGCCGCCATACATGGTATGGCATCGAGTCAATGGCTCTCAACTCGATGCGTAATTATGGCTATATCCCGAAAAAGTCATTTGAGATGGGCACTACTCTCGATACTCCAAACACTATTCTGCAGCTCGAAAGCAACGGCGAATACTACCGCTGGGACGGCGACTGGTCGAAGCCCAAAGTCGTTCCGCCGGGATCTACCCCTGAGAGTACGGGTGGAGTGGGGACAGGCAGGTGGGTTGGGGTTGGTGACGGTTCGGTCAGGGCTTCTTTACTCAGTGACGATGATTTCGACGGGGACCGAATGGTCCGTGTTAAACAGCCTGGCAAATCGATATCCAGAACTGTTCATGACAAAATGCTGGAGTCGATCAGCATTTCCGATTACCTGAACGGCAGCGATGTTGCTGGAGCAATCATTGAGGCGGCTGCGGCGACGAGCGGTACCATCATTGTGCCGCCTGGTGATTACATTGCCACGCCTACATTGGCTCAGGTGCCATCCGTGCTGAAATTGCTCGCGCGTGCAGAGTTTCGCGGCTCGCTGACGATCAATCTCCCAGCAGGAACAGTGAACCTGTCAGAAAAAACGGTAATCAGGTCTCAGAATGCGCATAACCTGTCTATTTCCGGCGTCAAACAGTCAACAACACTAACCGGACTGGTTGGCGTGACGGGTAGCCAAAAAGCGTATCTGGTTACGATCTCTCTGGCTGATGCTTCAAACGTTTCCGTGGGCGATGTAATGATGATTCGCCACGATATCGCAGGCACAGGTGGTTATCACATCCATTGTGGCGGATGGGTTGTGGCTGCGGTATCCGGCAATAATGTCACAGTAAAAAATACCTGCCACCTTTCTGCATTCCCGACATCAACGATTACTGGCGGGTCGGTAGTCATTCTAAAAAGCATTCTGAAATATGCTGGCTGTGATGGAATTGTGGCTGCGGGAGCGGGGTGCATTAAGACGATAAACAGCGTCGCGATTGTCGGTGATTATGATCTGGCGTCAGGTGTAGGCACGCTGGGTGCGCATGGCGTTAAACTGACCACGCCAGATGTAATCAACTATACGGAAATCTCGTCTAATGATGTATTTGATGCATCAGGTTCTATCGCAATTGGACCTGATCTGGCAATAGTTGGTTTCGGAGAGCAGGGTTTTGTAGCCTCTCTAAGGTCTGGCGCGGTAACAAACTTCATATCATCATGCTCTAACCGTAAGCGAGGAATCTACGCCGAAGGCGCTCATATCCGCGGTAAATTCATGCTCAGCTCAGGTAATGGCGAAGATGGGATGATTTCAGATATTGGTGGAGATATCCAGGCTAATGGGTCGATCAGTTCAGGTAATGGGCTGAATGGGTTCTGGTCATTCAATCTTAGTCTGTTAAGCGCGCCTGGCGGAGTTGCATGCGGCAACTACACTAATGGAGCTGAGGCCCGAAAACCAGGCGCGCTGAATTTACAAAATGGCAAGAGCTATTTAAACAGGCTGATCGGCGTGACAGCTTCTGAAGATGGCGTAGTAATTTTTACAGGCTCAATATCTACGCAGAACGGCACGGACGGGCTGGTCGCTGTTTATAAAGGATTTATATCTGCTGGTAACGCCAGCGTTACCGGAAACGGTCGTTATGGGGTTAGCACAACCCACGGAATGGTTTTGTTGGCTGGCACAGGAAGCGTAACTGGAAACTCAACAGCGGACTATATCGACAACGAGGAAAGTACGGTAATCAAGCCGGACGGGAAGATGTTGCCGAGAACCGCTGGCCCCCAAAGCATTCTGTCTATTCGTAACGCCAATCTCTCGGGGGCGGATGTTACGGCATCTTCGATAGGCGATCTCACCATTGCACAAAGAAACACAGCTTCGGGGGCGTTAACACCGCTGTATGTGTTTAAAACAGATGGCACCCAGCATCCAGTCAATGACGCCACTCAGAACCTGGGCAGGGCATCTAATCGCTACAATGTCGGTTTCTTTGCTGGAGGCACGCAGTCAACGTCTGACGCCACCCTTAAAGATCCTATCCGCGATTTCACCCAAGCTGAACTCAATGCAGCAATGCGAATTGCAAAAATGATAGGGTTCTGGACGTGGATTGATGATGCCGCGAAGCGCCTTCACGCGGGTACGACAGTTCAGGCGGTGCTGGCTGTACTGGAAGAAGAAGGACTCGACTGGCGGGACTATGGTTTCATCGGTTTCGATGAATGGGGTGATGAATATGAACCAGCCAAAATTGAAGTGGACGGCGTACTTTTTGAAACCGGAGAGATGCGATTAATAAAGGAGGCAGGCTCGGTATGGCAGCTGCGAGATCAAGAGTTCGATCGGTTTGTTATTCGCGGGCTTTCAGAGAGACTAGATGCTCTTGAGAGTAAAATAGCTTCTTCATAATTTTGGCAACCATTCCTTACAGACAGGATGACGACCAAAAAAATCCTGGGCTGAGAAATATTCCCAACCCAGGAAATGGAGAACCTATTTATGCTGGCTGTTTTTCATGATCTGATAAAGCAACGATCATTCTTTTAGCTACGAAATCCCAAACGTGCTTAAGGGCGCGTTTGCGGTTTTCTTCTGGATTGGCTCTTTTAATTGCATCGTCCCAATCTATCTGACCATTGAACACGGCGTGGTTTACATGCTTGATTCTGTCGGCAGGAATGGCATTTGGCGGAGTCAGAATGAAGCATCCAGCCATTGCCGCCTCAATCACAGTAAGTCCTAATGTCTCAGGATGGGTGCAAATAAAAATATGAGCTTCGTTGAGTTCGTTGGCAAAAACATCAGCCGGCACAGAAAATCTGTTGTAAGGTCTGACAGTGATATTATTAATATCAATATCAATCAAACCTTCATTGGTCAACGTTCTCGCTTCAAATTCAACAGGGATGCGATGCAAATTCATCATCGCAGTTAAAGTGTAATCTGGGCGACTATGATCAAACGAAGGATGGTCGATGAATACTCGCAGCTTTTCACCTTGTTTTGGGGTGAACTTTTTGTCATCAGCCGCCCAGCCAATGTAAGCGTTATGGTTTATATGGCGCTTTAATCTTTCAAAATTATCAAAATAATTTTGCTCGCTGTCCATTATTGTTAAGGTTAAATCAACATGAGCAGAATCAAGCATTGAAGCGTCATAAATGTGCGAAACTACGCCTTTAAAATTGTTGCGAAGCCATTTGCACATCTCAACTGGAAGGGTGCTAAAATATCGTACACCCGGAGCTACGATAGCATCATAACCTTCTGCTGCTTTAGCGAGATTTTTGGCCCACTCCATAGGTTCAATTCCTGAACTATGGCGAGGGAAGAAGCCAATTTCACATCCATTATCGCCGAGGCATTTTGGCAAGTAATACATCCACATAGCCGAGAAGCTGTTTATCTCTTCTGGAGATTTGATTTCATTCCCAATAAGTAAAATTTTCAAGTGGTTTCCCTTTTATTATATTTATATTTAAATATTGTCATCAGATTCGAATACTAATGTATCGCCAAACCAAATTCGGAATGGTACTTTTTTGCCACCGATGAAAGATTCCTTTTCGGAGGTGATGACCTCGCTTGACTCTCGATCTATCAGTTTCCAACCTTCTTCTGAGCTACATGTCAGAAGATAAGATGCGGGCATGTCCAGAAGAGGGTGAACCTCACTCATAACTTCAACAGACACATCCAGAGAATTAAAGATTGGCAATTGGCCGGCTTTCAGCCCCGTTAAGTTACTATTCACGTCTCTTCTCCATATTTGAATAAATTATGCACATCAATATCACTGGCTAAGTGAAGAAATTTTAAACAAGTAAGAATGTCCTGATCATAACTACAAAACGAGCATCAGTAACGTTTTTTTGAAGCCTTCCCACCATAAAATGACCATTCATTGCAAGTTTTCCATCCTCTCCCTAAAGGCTGCTGGCTGCCACTAAGAGCCACCATCTGACTTCTGTCGTCGGCATTGATAGGTGTCGCCGCATTGATCTGGACCTCTTTTGAAACTACTGTATATAAAAACAGTAAAAGGAGTGCAGATCATGCCCCGCTTAAACGATATTAATGCCGCATTTACGGCAGCCATACAGCAAAACCCGAAAGGATTTCAGTGTTTACGTACTGATGACTTCATTCGCAAATTGGCGAAGGTACACTGGCATTTCAGCCGAACCGAAGCAAACGAGTGGATAAGGTACTATCAGCCAGATTTCGCCGACAAGACAACAGATGCTAGTGATAACCGGTACTGGATATTACGGAATATGGGGAGGTTCTTGTAATGGGATTTCCCTCTCCAGCGGCTGATTACGTAGCCCCTCGTTTATCTCCGGAAATTATCTGCGGCATTGGCATCGACAGCCGAATCCTCGAAACCTCGTCAGGGTTTGCTGTTATCGAGCCTGTGACCAGGCTGGTGCAGGGCCAGACTCTGCTGATACTGACAGGTGGCCGAACACAGTTCGCGAAGCTCAGGGGAAAGGCATTAATCACCGATGATGGTGAAGCGATAGAGGGCGAAGCAGCGGAAGAGGTGGACGTCCTCGGGCGGGTGACATACTTCATTAACAGCACTGACGCTGATGACAGGCCGGTGTAAAAAGAGCTCATAAAAAAGCCCGCATCAGCGGGCTTCTTATCACTCGGGAGCCGCGGCTCCTTTGCGTATCCTTTTTTGTCCCCTCACCGTCTGGTCGGTGTCCTGCTGAGACTGCTAACTTCCTGTTATTGCTGGTGATGTCCTATCACCGTCCAATCATGATTGGTGGAGCTGGCGGGAGTTGAACCCACCGCCATGCGGCAAGGATATAGTGCTAATTATTGCTTCAAAATTGCCTCAGCCATTGCCCTCAAGCGCTCAATTTGAACGTTTAACTCCGAGATAATTTCTTCAGGTTGCAGCCGCTTGTTGGATTGCACGAAATCTCTGATTTGCATCATTTGGTGTGCGCGGATTTCCAATTCACTATAAACGCTCAGCTCATCAGGGGCATCTTGGGATTGTTCGTCCGCTTCAAATTCGACAAAAGTGTGTGGTGGATTGTGATAGACACGAGAAATTGGGGTTGGACACCAATCTTCACCGGTTACTACATCCGCATCGAATGGCACAGTTTTATCAATTTCCATCAGTTTCTGAATGAGAACAGAAGTTTTCAAACTAACCTCCATTTAGCCCTAAAGTGGTTATCAAAACTCGAATCCATTTTCGTAAAAACAAGGGGTTACAAAGCAGGGTAAATTAGTCCTGGGAACTGATTTTAAGTTATCATTCGATTGTAAAGCAATGGCTTACAATGATTGCGTGGAACTACTGCTGCGTCATATGGAGTGGTTCGAAGCCGCAGACCTGATCGTTAAAGGTATGGAAGGCGCGATCAACGCCAAAACCGTAACCTACGATTTCGAACGTCTGATGGAAGGCGCTAAACTGCTGAAATGTTCAGAGTTTGGTGACGCGATCATCGAAAACATGTAATCCGGTTTCCGGGTTGTATGTAAACGGGAGCCTGATGGCTCCCGTTTTTTATGGGCGTTTGATGAGCGGATCTGAAGAGACCCCAGGCTAAATCCCGG